CACTTGCTCACCTTGTTTAGCTAACACTGCGAACTTCTTATTCTTCTTAGGTGTTCTCTTGGGCTTATTGTAACCTGAGAACCTCTCTCCTCTGTATTCTATTGACATCTATTGCCTCTCTTCTTCTCTGATAAAAGGTTTTCCCGCTCTTCCTCCTGTAAACAGTCCTTCAGCAATAACTCTCGAATAATTCTTTTTAAAAGGAGTATCGGCTACTGCTTGTATTCTACTTAACTGTTCTCTGGTAACTCCTTTAGGGACAGGGGTTGACAAATCAACACCAGAATATTCTCTTAATTTATTCATTGATTTTTCAGTTGCTGTTTGTTTTGCTTTATTTACTTTAGAAACAGGTTTTTTATCAGTAAGTAAGTTTATTTTTATAGGGGTTGAAACAGTAAACATCCTATCACCCTTCGGTAGTTTTATATTAAAAAGATCATGTTCGTCATTAACAAAACTAGTTAATTTTCCTTTTTTATTAATAGAAGTCATGTAATTAACTCCCCCTAAAACGTAAGAATCTGATTTTGTACTTCCAGTGACTACTGCTGGCATCCCTTTTAAAACTTCTTCTGGGTTTTGAACACCAATTTTTTTTGCTTGTAATGCGTCTAAAAACTCTTTGTCTGTTTTAAAACTTTTTGATTTACCGTGTTTCCACACACCTTTTTCTTTAACACCCCCAAATATTTCCTTTAAATCGTTTAAAGTAGAGCCTCCAAATAATTTTCTATTTAACCTAATAGGGCTTTCTAAATCCCCACCCGCCTGTGCATGAGACCTTCTTACCGCTAGTTGGTATTTTTTTGTAGGATCGTACCCAATTTCAGGAAGTGTTTTTATCACATTAAAAACTGAATTTAATTCTGCTTCATTCAACCCTGTTTTTTTAACTCCCCCTAGAACTGAAGCGTAATCATTAGCAGAAAAGTTAGGGGAAAACCCTACATTATCTACTCCTTCAGTAATTCTGTGAAATTTAGAAGGTTGTCCCATCTGTCGTGACATTAAAGTTGATTGGTCAAACTGACCTATAGCTTTTTTAGCAGCTTGTTTGGCTATTTTTCTTCCTTCTTGTGTAGATTGATCTGCTTTTTTTATAGCATTTAGTGCTTGTTTAGCAACTAATTGATCTGTATAAGAAAGACCTTCGCTCCACAAACCTCTTCCAGTAGGAGAGTACCTAGCCTTTGCTAAATTTTTTGCACCTTTTATCGCTCCTATACCTGCCATAACTTTTTGCCCGAGTTTACCACCCTTGCCTGAATAAAAACCACCTAAAAAATTAGGAGAGTTAGGTACAGCTCTTGCTATAGTTTTAGTAATACCAGCAGAAGGAACAAAAGGAAGTAAACCAGATAAACCTAAAAGAGCGTTTCTTACTGTAGGCTCTTTAGCGAAACCTATTGCATCTGCTCCCAGACCTACTATATCCCCTACTACTGGAACAGGAGAAGTTGCTAAAGCTAGTTTATCGTACCAAGGCATTGCATCAACTGCTTCACCAAAAAGACCAGCTACTCTTGCTCTAGACGCTTCGGCCTCCTTAGCCTCAGCCATCATCTTTAAAATGTTGTCAGAAGAAGATGCCATTAATCACCCTTTAACATTTTAATAATATTATCATCCCCCATGCCTTCTGCGTAAGCATCGTCAACAACATCATCTATTAAAACCATAGCTAGTTTTGCAGCCTGTTCTGGTTTATTTCCTAATTCATTTATCTTTATTAATTTGTTCACATATTTAGGATTTACAGAAGCTCTTGCTAAAAATATAGGACCAAGAAGAATAGTTCCTGCGCTAACAACTGCTGTACTGGCTGGCATTAATCCAGTAGCACCTGCTGCAGCAAGACCACCCGCTGCTGTAAATTCCTTACTTCTTAAGAACAAAGTAGCAAGACCTGACTCTGGTTTTTTAGATGCGTTTGCCATTAGATTGACAGTTTTACGAAAAGAAGAATAGTTTGCACCCAATATTGCTTTAATTTTTTTAGCTTCTGTAGGATTTTTTAATGTCTCTGCTACTTTACTATAATCTGATAAATCAAAATCAGGTCTAGTAGGGTTTTTTATAACTGTTTGTATGTACCCTCTTGCTATTGCTTGTTTAGCTTCTTTTGCAGAAGAAAAAACCATAGAGTTTAATTTGTTTGAAGGAATTTTAGAGTAGGCTTTATCAATAGATCGCATAACTGCTTGAACATTTTCAACTTTTCCGGGTTGAGCAAACATAGCACCTAATGCTGTAAAACCACCTGAATTATTAGCGTCTATAAACTTTTGATTTATCTTTGGATAAATACCTTCTAAAGTATCTCCATAAGCTTTCTGAAGCTTTCTAAAAGAAGAACCAGCTTCTTTATCTACTTTGGTTATATTTGTACGCACAACGGTTTTAACTCTTTTTGCTAAAGAGGTTAATTCTCTAGCTACCGTAGGATCAAAAGAAGGACCAAAAGAAGATACTTTTGCTATTTGTTTATTAACAGCTTGTTCAAAATCAAGTAAAAATTTAGCAGATCCCTTTACATTTTCCCCCATTAAGTTATTTAATGTATCAATAACCCCTAGTGTTTTTTCGTCTAACTTTGAGTTTCCTAAAGCATCAAGATTTTCTTTTCTATTTACAAAAGACTTTAAAGAATTTTTTAAAGGGTTTAAACTTATTGTTGTTTTAGATAAAGTTTTACTTATTTCCCCCAAACTATCTCCGTACTCTCTAACAGTAACGTTTCGACCTTCTTCAAAGGCATCCATAAGTCCTTTACCAAGAACGTCGTTAGTTATTTCACTACCTTGCCCAATAATATTAGACATCCTTGATCTAACTAATTCTTGTATTCTTTCTTGAGTGTTTGCAAAAACATTCTTACCAAAAAAACCTGTTCTTCCTATGTTTTCTTTAGTTATTTCAAATTTAGGAGCAATTCCTGTTTGAAAAGGAGTTAAAGACATTCCTTCTTTTTGTAATATTTCTTGTGATTCTGCTACATCAGGTAACATTTTAGAGTTAGACATGTCTCCTGAAGCAATTCGTTTAACAACTTCTTCGGGAGGAACTCCTGATTTTAATAGTTTTTTAGCACCAGCAAGTAAAGGTTTTCCTATCCTAGCTATACCTAAAGTAGCTATGTCCATTCCTAAAGACAAGGCTGCTTCGGTTAAAGCTTTCTGAACATCTCCGTCTGAATAATAAGAACCTGCTCCAGACCCTATAGAGCCACCAACAATCGATCCTACTAAAGCACCTCCGGGAAGAGGTGATAAAAAACCTATAATACCTCCAGCAATAGTACCTCCAATTCCTCCGGGAAGTGATCCATTTTTATTAAGATATTCAATAGTTTCTTCTACAGTTAGTCCAGATATGGCATCACCAGCAGACCTTAAAACATCCAGTACTTGATCCATACTACTTTTTTGTGGCTGAGGTGTTGTAGGGGCAGGAGTATAGCCTATTTTTTGATCAAACTCACTCCTGTCCATGTCTGAATAATTACTATTATACAGCTTATCTGCTAACTCTTTATCAGATAAATCATCATATTGAGGATACTGTTGTCTAAATTGCTGTAAATTCATTAACGTATTCCTACCTAATTTTTGCTGGATCGTTATTTTCAGCCACTGGTGTTGAAAATAAATTTGTTTTTGCTTTGTTAAATAAATCAAGACCCCCTATATCTTGAGGGTTTGTATTGGTAACTAACCAATCACCAGCTTTAACATCCTTATCCATTTCTCTAATTATGTCTTCAATTATAGCAACGTTAACTTCCGTACTTTGTCCTAAAGTAGCTAACTTGTCTTCTATATATTTTAAATCTGCATCTGTAGGTCTTGTTCCTAACTTTTTTAACTCTTTAACAAGTATATCGGAAGTTAGTTTATTGAACAAACCTATATTACCAGCAGTTTTTCCAAGGAAATCTGTTATGGGTTTTTTAACATTAGCTGTAAAACCACCAGTTTGTATAGTTTTAAGTAACTGTAAAGCTTGTGTCATTTTACCTTTTATTCTGCTCGATAATATCCCTGTTTCTATAGTTTTACCTCTTAATGTTGCCCAATCTTTACCAGCTTGTTTTACGCTTGCAATTTTACTTGCTTCGCCAACTCTTTGACCCGTTGTCATTTTACTTTTTCCAAGTAAAGCATAAGGCCCTAAATTTATTTCGTTTTTGGAAGTTACTCCTTTACTTTTATCAGTAATAGGAGTAATCATTATAATATCTTCTCCTTTCTTTTGATACACAGGAGTTCCCACATCATAGTTATTATTTGCTTTTAAAGAATTTAAGTGTTTAGCCTTTGCAGTTTGTAATGCTGCAGGAAGTAATTTTTCATCTATAGTAACTTTACGTTCTTTTACAGACATCTCTCTTCTCTTAAGGTCTAAACCAGCCATTCCTTGTGCCATCTGAAGAAATTTAAAAGCTTCCTCTTGATAACCTCTTGACATTAACTCACTAAATCCTGTTTCAAGCTCAGCTTCGCTAATTTTACCATCGTCCTCTGTAAATTTTTGTAACATAGAATTAATTTCTGTACGGTCTTTATCTCTTTTGACTGCTCTAGCCAACCTAGGGTCCTGTGGCATCTTCATACCAAAGGCTCCCATAGCACCACCAAAGATGTTCCCAAGTGCTTGTCTGCTTCTCTCAGTAGCCTGAGACATCAACTGAGCCTGATAACCACCTGCTCTAGAATCTTGTCCTGCTTGTCTGATACGCAGTTCATTCTCTTGGTTCATTAGTTGTCTAATGTCCTGTGGTGTAGGTCCACCAAATAACCCTTTGACTGCCATAGCTATGCCTTCCTTGTCTTTGTTTTCTTCTTTGGTTTCTTTTTCTTGAAACCAGCTAACATGTTTTTATAGTCCTCGTCACTAATCTTACTTTTCTTTTTAGTACGAGAAATGCCTCTACGTTTTCTTCTGTTTATGTTTTCATATAATGACATTAATATGTTCCTTTAAAATCCAAAAGTTCCGTCACCGCTATCTTCAAACCCAGCATCAAAATCACCGTAAGAATCTCCTGATTCAATACTCATATCACCAACACCCTCATCTGAGTAAACAGGACCATACTCTGCTAAAGATTGTGCTGCTTCTTGACTAGCTGTTATGGTGTCATCATACCCACCACCTTTAGAATATACATCCTCAGCAATAGCGTTGTACGCTGGACCACTCATGTTATTTAAAGAATCAATAGCTTGGTTAGTAGTTAAATCTCCGTATCCTGATTGTTCATATCCAAGAGGTATGCCATCATAAGCTAACTGACCGTAACCAAACTCATCATCTCGTTCAGTTTTGAAGTAATCGTTTAAGTCGTTTGCTCTAATGTATCCTTGTGGAGTATTTATATACTCTTCTCCAAGACCTTTGTTTACCATATCTTCAACCATGTTTGTCATGTTAAGCATACCTTCTTGCATACCTCCACCACCTGCTGATTTACTATCAAAACCGACTAAACCTTGATCTGGGTCCATAAATAAATTAGAGTCTACATTAGGGTTATAGTCGTGATGAAATCCCATAGCGTTTAAACCACCCCCAAGCATACCAAATAAACCCCCTGTGGTTCCTAATCCTAAAATACTAGCTACAGGCATCATACCTGCTGCAACTTTACGACCATTTATAAAAGAAGGGGTATCTCCCCTAGCTTGTCCTAAGGCATCTATAGCTTGCATATTTCTACCCATACCGCCCATGCTTAAAGGATTTCCTGTTATTTGCTGTAAAGCGGTAGGAGCAGTATAAGGTCCTGTACCCATGTCAAATAAACCACTAAGGCTAAAGTTACTACCGCTTGTAGCAGGAGACTCATCTACAGAAGTTGCTCCTAAACCATTAAAAATATTTTCTACTCCACTTGCAAAACTAGAAAATGTATCTGATATTCCTGTGGCTATTTGTCCCGGTACTTCACCTAATCGAGCAAAACCACGGGTAAAAGCATCACTATTTATTGAGGGACTAAAAGAACCGCTAGTTGAAGCTATATTACCAAAAGTAGAACTGTAGTCTTCTCCACTACCACCGTCATCAAGAGGTGTTCTTCTTGGAGGTAAGGCAGGTAACAAAGGTGCTACTGAAGATGAAACAGGAACAACTGCATCAGGATCAACTACTGCTCCTCTGTCAATAAGAAACCTTTGAAGAAATGGTGGAAGTGATGCTAACTCTGTAGATATTGCCATTATGTTACCTGCTGACTTCTTCTAGTAAATAAACCACCTAGGGAACCAAGAGCATTACCTGCTGTACTACCCATAGCTGCTGTAACATTACCTAAGTTTTGTGCTGCCCCTGTTCTTGCTTGAAGACCTGAAGATGCTAACCTTCCTAAGTCACCTCCGATACCTCTACCTAAATTAGCTTGCTGTAGTGGAATATTAAGAAGTCCAGTAGCAGTAGAAATATCACCTGTTTCTCTACCAAGTAAACTATCAATAAGAGATTGAGCTTGTCCAAATGATTGAGTACGTCTTTGATTTTGGCTTCTTAGTATTGCTTCTTCCAAAGCACCCATGTCTTCTCTACCACCTGTGGAACCTAAGCGTCCCTGAGCAAGAAGTCTAGTCTCTAAATCTCTACGCAACCTATCTTCATCTCTTTGGAAAAATGGTTGTTGTTGTTCGTAAAATACATCAGCAGCCCCAAATGGATCGGCAGCTAAGGGAAGAAGCTGTTCACCAAATAGACCACTTCTGCTTAAAGCACCTTGGTAAATATCTTGTAGTTCTGGAGATAAATTAAGAAGTGCTGTTTGACTATCAGTATCAAACTCTGCTGTTCCTCCGATACTTCCAACACCAAAAGGTTGACCAGCTTCTATGGTTCTATCTGCTGCTTGATTGATAGATGATGCTTGTTGTTCCGCTGCTCTTTGAATTGCTTTTTGTTGCTCTCTAGCACCTAAGAAAGAAAGACCTCCTCCTAACAATGCTGAACCTAAACCGTCAAAAAAACTTGCCATAATATTCCCTTTGCTTACCTATATTTTACCTTATTTTACCCTGTTTTGTCAAGAGTGTTGTATTGATTAAACTTGAGTGATGACCGTTAACTTCTACTACCATTTTAATTCTTATATTTTTACCTGTTCTAGCCAAAGGAACTTTATATTCCCTAGGACCTGCTATTGGAGCATACTTAGCTTTGCCGTATAAAGAAGAAGAACTTCCATATAAAAACGTTATTGCATCTGAAACTAAATTAAATGTTTTAGAATAAGTAGAGTCCTCTTCATAGTCCTTAGCTATTGTAATAGTTGCTGCGCTATTTTGACCACCAGTTATTATCATTAAACCACTTTTAATTATTTTAGAAAATACTTGATCTCCAAGGTCTAACCAAGTACTTTGGAATTGCCAGTTATAATCACTTTTTACAGAACTATAGCAAACACCACCTTGAAAAGTATGTCCTGCTGTTTCACACGCACTTTCGTTTCCAAAAGAACTAGTTACATTACTAAGAACAACATCGTTATACCCAGTATACTCAGCTACAGAAGTAGACGTACCCATGTATAGCTTACCGTCTAATGTACTTACAGCCGTATAAGGGTTACTTGTAAATGTCCATGTTGTTATTCTAGGTACTGTTTTAACACCTCTAGAGAAATCAAAATAATAAGCAATATTACTACTAGGTATAAATGTAACAACAAAACCATCTGTTTGATGATAACAACTTTTAACCTGACTTAAGTCAGCAGTACTTATTATCCTACTCAAATCATTTCTTACTGCAATAGAAACAGTTTCTACAGGAGCTTTACCGTCTTGTTGAGTAAGACGAGATAAGGCAGTTAACCCTTCAAAACTTAAAAATAGTAACTCAGTTCCTACGTAAACAAGGTTATCTCTACCAGCTAAACCAGTTCCTATTATAATCTCGTCTAATGATATGCTTGTGGGTACTGAAGCATTTTTAAAAATAACAATGTTTTGTTTACCAAAAACTACTAACTTATCCTCTAACGCACCTAAGGCAATAATTTCGTCATTGCCCCAAACAGTTTTAAGATCAATAGAACCAGAAGCACCGCCATGTAATTTTTGACCAATTAAGTTATCTGAGTAAAACACAGTTCCTTTATCTTCAGTAACACCTCCATACCATATTCTACCAAACTCACCTAAAGCACATGAGGGATCAAAAGTAGTAATACCGTTAGGTGCTTGATAACTTCCTAAGTCATCTATGTCTGTCCAAGCAGAACCACTATAGTTAATAGGCATGTGTCCTGACTGTATTCCCCAAAACTGATCATTAAAATTAACCCACTGCCAATTAGAATCAGTTATGGTCTGAGGTGATCCTGCAAAACTTTGTGTCGTAAGTCCGTGAGGTGTTGTAGATGTATCTAGTTTTACTATAGTAGCTCCAGAACCCCCGTAGTATTCTCTAGTACGGTCTGCTTTAACAAACTCACCTAAAGACTTTACAGGAGAAGCTAGTATTTTGCCTACTTGTTTAGAACCTTTTCTTGGCCCCATTCGACCCTCAAGGTCATAGACAACATTATTTGCTTCTGTAAGCCACTGTGGTCCTAATGTAGAGTCTTCTGCCTGAGTGTTTAACCCTGCATCTCCTAACCCTTTTAGGACTACTGGTCTAGTTGGTTTAACTGGCATACCAAGTTATCTCATCTACTGTTCTAGATTGATCTTGAGCAATCGAATCTGATAATGCATCTGCAAATCTACTTACTGCAACATCTGTAGCAGTTCCACCGTCTTCACCTCTTTCAGCCAAAGCTAAAGAATACGTACCCAACACAATTAAATTTTCAGGTACTTTTATTGTATCTGCTGCCAGAGTTCTATCTGATTCTGGTTGAACAGCGTGAACTTTAATGGTGTATGTTGCAGCCGGAATAGGCCAAAAAGAAATATCGTTATCGTTTAATCTAAAATAAGAAGGTACTCCTGTTTGAGTAGTTCCTATAAGACTAAGGTTATAAAAATCTGAATCACTTATTTGAGTAAGCTGTGCATCATTAGTTGTATCAATAACTTGTAGCACTCTAGACCTGTTATTTAAATTAGACATGTTATAAGTTTCTGTAGAGGCTGAAGTAGTAACTGTTTCTAATGTCCTTAAAATACCCCAGTTCCAAGCATCCTCTACTAAGTCTTTAGTTTCGTTTACTAATTCTCCAATAAGTTTTTGATAATCATCCACACTAGAAGCTGATGTTAAAACTCCTGTCCAATCAGTATCTATAGTGTCCTCTCGTAATCTTCTTAATACCTTATCAATTACTGTTCTATAACTCATTTAGTCATCCTCGCTTAAGAATAATTCTCGTTCTGCTTCTCTTCTTCTTAGAAGACCAGCTATAACTCTTTTTCTAGCGTACTTCCATTTTAGAAACTCATCAGCACAACCTTGGTAATTTTCACGGTTAAGCTTCATTCTTGCTGTAGATCGTTGGAAAGCTCCTGTGCCTACATTGTATGAGAAGCTACACAAAGCTCCATATTGGTTTTCCGTTAAAGGTACGTTAACTAAACGTGCTACTCTGTCTTCAGTGGACTTAAGATGATTCTCCATTAACACAGTAGCTTCTTCTTTTGTAATGTCTCTGTGGTCTTCTGTAATACGTTTGTGATCAAATCCATATATAGAACCAAAACCTATTGTCCAAATACCCGCTACATCTTTATATGGCTCAGAAGAAAAACCTTCAAAGTCTTTTATTAAGTCAAGACTTCTTTCGTTAATCATTTAGTCCACTTAGATACTAGACGTTGACCAAACCAAAACGAAATTATTACAGAAAATATACCAGAGATTTCTGTGGACCAAAGTAGTTTAAACAGTTCCACACTAATCATGTCAAATGCTGATAGTATTGTTAATAAAACAAACTCAAAGAAAAAGAAATATGTAATTAAAGGTCTTACCGTAGCAGATAGATTTACTACCCACTGGCTTGATCTTTTACTATCTGCTTGTGAACTCTTTTGTACCTGTACGTTTAACTCACCTGTGCTTTGTACAATAGCTTCATCTAGCCTATCTTGAGATTGTTGAGCCATAATCTTAAGCTCATGCTCTTTATCCCTAGCATCTTGTTTCTGATCCATAAATGTTTTAAATATAGAGGGTCCCGTAGAAGTAACAAACCCTAATAAACTACCAAGTAATGTAATCATGTTTAAACACTCTCTATTGGTGGATGTTTGCCGTTGTGCATTTTTTCAAGTTTTGTTATACGATCACCATTAGTGTGAGCCATAACAAGTATTTTCTCAAGTTCTCTATTGTTTTTCTCAAGTCTTTCTGGTGACATGATTGAAGAAAGAACGTGAGTTTTTTGTGCGTTAAGATCAATAGCGTTTTCTTGTCTATCTGTACGTTTATCTAAATCTCTTAATCTAGATTCATAATCAGATTTAATATCATTTAATTGTTCTATCACCGAAGCTAACTTTTGTTTCACTATGGTGGCTGCCGAGACAATACTAATCAGCATACCACCTACGGTTATAATCAACTTCGCATCTATTTCCACTTCGGTTACTCAGGCGCAGGGTATTTAGTTTTAACTTCCTGACGCTTTACTTCGAGAGCATCTGCATCAGTTGAACGTCCTTCTACTTCTTTCTCCCACAGAGCTACCATTAGCTCGTCTACACTGGGATATGCACTTTGACGATATGATTTATAATTGTCTGCATAAAACTCATCGTATGTCGGAACACCGTCTGCGTTTTTAGCGTCTTTGTCAGTTCCTTGGTAAATAACTTCTGCTGGCACTACTGGCTCTTTGTATTTAGTAATGCGTTTCCACTTACCATCTTTGTACTCAGGTTGAGGGGTATTAACTACCTGACTTCCTGTACCCTCAGAGACTTCTTCGACTTCTCTGATAAAGTAAACTGTACCACCTTCATCGTATAACTGCTCGTCTACTTTGGCGTTGCTTGTCATACCACCGTCAGGTCTTTTGACCACAGACAGATTGTGTAAGATCGCTACTTGTTGGTTACCTTCGTTTTCTATTACGTACATTATCTTCCTCCTATAATTCTACCGTCTACATCAATGATAGGTGTTCCAAATGCTAGATAGATGTATTCTGTTCCACTTGTGTTCCACCCTCCTGAAGAAGTTCTAATTTTTATTCCACCTGTATCAATGTCTAAGTTAGTTTCACTAGTATCTGCTGCTGTTGTATTAGCTCTTAAATGTAAATTATTTACGTTGGAAGGATTTCTTTTATTATCTACTATTCGCCAATCCTGTCCCGATCCTGTAGATCTTGCCATGAACCAAGCTGGTTGAATAGGTATACCAAGACTGTTTACGGTTGGGATAAAAGTACCATTAGCATTTCCATTGCCATTATAACTTCCTATTGAAATGAACTGGCTAGGTGCAAAGGCATAGCAGACATATGTAGAACCACTTCCATTAACAGCAGTAGTTGTTCCCAAACTTATTAACGAGGAAGTAGGCTCAGTATTATTCCATCGAGTTATACTAGTTGAAAAACTAGTAGTTTTATTTAACACTAAATTTTTTGTTGCTCCTAATGCGCTGTGATAAACCATCCAATCAGTGCCACCCGTATCAAGTATTTTAACCATAAAAAACTCAGGTACTACTCCAAGTCCATGCCCAATAGTAGCGTTTGCCCCAGTTCCTGTATAAGTTGAAATGCTTAAACCTAAGTTAGTATCTACTAATGTAGATGTAGTATTAATAGTACCATCAGTGTTACTAGAGCCTGATCCAGCAGTCTCCATCATCCAGTTCCAAAGAACATAGCTTTCGCTGCTAGTATTCACTTCAGCATCCGTACCTAATGTAACTCCTCCTCCAATAAAAGCTTTTACGGTTTGTGCATTTGTAACTTCTATATCTGTTGTATTAGAATGTATATCTTTTGTTGCGCCACGTACACGATCAAACAACATATGGTTATCAGCAGCATCACGATTTTTTATCCAAGAGAAGGCACTCGTATTTGTAGTTGTATCTGAAACTACATTTTGTTCTGATCCTGTTCCTTC